TGTTGGATTAGTTGTTCCTAACAGTAAATGTAAATTTACATCAGTCCCACCAACAGTAAACATCTCAAAGATTCTATCGTCAATAAACTGATAATCTTTCCCACGTTCGGGTTTGTATAAACTTAGTCTGGGCAAAACGATTCCTTTTAAAGATTTATTGTATTTATCGCTATAGAAATAAATACAAGTAGGAGAATATTTATGAAGGACCTACGAGCAGCAAGACAAGATATATTTGATTACATTTATAATATGCTTGGCGGTGGCATGGTTGATGTTGAACTAGACCCATCGCATTACGAAATATCTTTAAATAACGCATTAGATAGATATCGACAACGCTCTGATAATAGTGTTGAAGAATCTTATTTCTTTTTACAACTAATACGAGATCAAAACAACTACACACTTCCACGAGAGATTATGGAAGTAGAACGCATATTTCGCAGAGGGCTAACCTCACGCTCAGGATCTTCTACAGGCGGATTTGATCCATTCCAAGTAGGACAGACAAATACATACTTGTTGAACACGCAAGGAACCTCAGGCAATTTAGCTACATTTGAATTATACTCGGGCTTTCAAGAGCTAGCTGGTAGAATGTTTGGAGGATTTATCGAGTTTAATTGGAACCGGACCACAAAACTGCTAACTATATTACAACGTCCATCGGCGGACGACGAAACACTACTGTTGAAATGTTATAACTATCGTCCCACAGAACAACTGCTAGACGACTACCAATCCGGCTATTGGATCAAAAGTTACGCACTTGCACAAGCCAAATATATGATTGGCGAAGCGAGGAGTAAGTTTGCTAGTATCGCAGGACCACAAGGAGGTGGTACACTAAATGGCGATGCACTCAAAGCTGAAGCACAACAAGAAATGGAAAAACTTGAGAAAGAGGTTGGAGACGCAACAGCAGGAGGAACTGGGTACGGCTTCTTAATAGGATAAAATGATAATAGGCCTATGTGGTTTAATTGGTTCCGGCAAAGGAACTGTAGCAGACATTCTAGTCAAAGAACACAACTTTACAAAAATTTCATTCGCGGATAAACTAAAAGATGGTGTCTCAGCTATGTTTGGCTGGGACAGACAAATGCTTGAGGGTGATACACCTGAGTCACGTGCGTGGCGTGAGGAAGTAGATTTCTTTTGGACTAGGGAACTAGGAAGAGAAGTAACACCTAGACTCGTATTACAACTGTATGGAACAGAGTGTATGCGAGAAGGATTCTATGATGGTATTTGGGTAAGCCTAGTCAAACAGCAATTACTATCTAATAGAGATACAAATTTTGTTATACCTGATGTAAGATTTGTAAATGAAATTAATATGATTAAAGGACTAGGAGGAAATATTTGGCGTATAAAGCGTGGGAACGATCCTGTTTGGTTTACGCACTATACAAAGCTAAACATTATACCTGATAATATTCATCCTTCAGAATGGAACTGGGCTACAAGTAAAATGGATTCTATTGTGAATAACAATGGAGATCTCAATATGCTCAAATCATATCTGGAATCAAATCTCCTTGTTTCCACCTAATATTTTCTTTGTGCAATATCCTCTGACAATTAGCGCAGACAGTTTTTAGATTTTTTATTTTACAATTTGTAAGATCTCCGTCGATGTGAAATACATTGAACTGCTCTGCGTGATTGCTTTTGTAGCTACACTTCTCACAATAATTCTTCATCTCATAGCCAGCTCGCTTCCAAAAAGGAGCCCTAGTCTTATTTGTTTGTCGCAAACACTTGTCGCATTTCCTGCGATAGTATGCTTTTCCTTCTTTATAATAATTGATTCCTGCCGGCTGAGAGTTACAACTCTCACATAAGGGCCGTGTTTTGCGTTCCATGCAAATATTTATATCCTTTTCGTTGTCCTTTTCGATGGTTTGTAACAGCCTAGATTTACGGGTATATGCTAAATACAGTTAGCGATTTATTTTTTAAGCCTATGAGGAGATAAAATATGGCATTAGTATCCCCAGGTGTACAGGTTACTGTCGTTGACGAAAGTTTTTATACGCCGGCTGAACCAGGTACCTTACCTATGATTTTTGTTGTTTCCGCTGGAAACAAACCTAATGGATCAGGAACAGGTGTTGCTCCAGGAACACTGAGCAAGAACGCAGGTATTCCATACTTGCTAACTTCGCAACGTGACTTGGTTGATACATTTGGCGACCCGATCTTCAAAACAGATATTAACAACAATCCAATTCATGCTAGCGAGCTAAACGAATACGGACTACAAGCAGCCTACTCATATTTAGGAGTAGCTAACCGAGCATGGATTACAAGAGCAGACATTGATTTGAATGAGCTCGAGCCACAAGCAGATGCTCCAGGTGGTGATCCGTCAGATGGATCATATTGGTTTGATACTAGCATTAGCCTTTGGGGTATTCAAGAATGGAAAGGAACTTCCGTTATTGATGGTGGACAAGTTTTCCAAAATAAAAAAGTAATCACAATTGATGAAGTTGGTGATACTGAAAATACTGGTAGTTATTTTATAAATGGTTACGCAGGGTATATTCCTAAAAAATCTATTGGAACTGTAGGCGATTATGCTGCTGTAGCAACCTCTACACTAAACAGAATTTTTTATCGAAATATTGAGGGCAATTGGGTATTAGTTGGAAGCCCAGCATGGGTTAAGAGCCATCCAGTAATCAAAGGAACTACAGCCAATCCAATCTTCAATCAATCTAATCCAGGATCATTCAATATTGTAGTAAACGGAACACCAACTCCAATTACTATCAATACAGGTGACTCTATTGCTCAAATTGTAACAAAAATTGAAAATGCATTTGTAGCAACAGGACATATCCGTGCTAAAGAAGTTTATGGACGACTTGAGATTTACTCTGATGGAACTGACGGAGCTGGAAACTTAATTGAAACTATTGAGCTTATCAATATCCCAGGAACAGACAATCCATTAGGACCTATGTCCGATGAAGGGCTTGGTATTGACTTCAACGAAGCAACTAACCAAGGATTTTATAATATTCCAAAATTCCAAATCTCACGACATACAAATATTCCAGAGTATAAAATGAACGACGAGTTTCCACGCCCAACTGGATCTGTATGGATGAAGACAACTACTCCAAATTTAGGAGCAAAATACGTTGTTCGAAAATGGAATGACTCTACAAAACTTTGGGATAATGTTGATATCAATTTATATGACTCTCACGAAGAAGCATTATATTCCATGGATAAAGCAGGTGGCGGCGCTAACTTGCTAACTGGCAATTTGTATGCTGCTACTAACGTAGCAAACGATGAGCGCCCATTGGCAACAGTGAAGTTTTATCGACGTGACTCAGTAGCACCTACTTCCATCTCTGGCGCAAAGATTAATAAAGATGTATTATCAGTAGGAACGCACTCATTTAAGATTGCATCAACTGATGCTGCTATGCTTGAGTTCAGCCCTTGGGTATTAGTTACTGCAAATTATGATGGAGAATTTACTGATGCTAACTTATTGGCTGCGGCTATTAATGACTCCAATGTTCCAAATGTCAGCGCTCGTGTAAACATTCATAACAAAGTAGTAATTGAGCATTCATTAGGTGGTGAAATTAAATTCCAATATGATTCAAATACAATGGGCGACAATATTTTAGCTCAAGCTGGGTTTGTTCCATATAACGGAAGCACAGGCGCTCTAAACTTGTATTGGGAACAAGGAACAGACGACACATCATCCGTTAAAGAAATGCGCGGAAGCCTTTGGAATGTATTGAAGTATCAAGCTGAAAATAGAGAAATTAAAAATGCTACACTTCATGGAGCACTTTGGTATAACTCTATTGTAGATGAAGTAGATATTTTAGTACATAACGGACACGAGTTTGTAGGTTATTTATATGATGGAAAATCAGGAATGAGCCCACGTCCATCACCATACTATAATGTTGATGATCACTTACAACCAGATCCAATGGGTCCTCTTGTAATGGCGTCAGCGCCAGAAACACAAGAAGATGGAACTCCTCTTGTAACAGGTGATTTATGGATTGACACTTCCGATTTAGAAAACTATCCGTTGTTATACAAATATAACGGAGAAAGAACTGACTTGCCAGTAAAGAATCGATGGTTCCAAGTTGATACATCAGATCAAACAACTGAGGAAGGTATTTTATTTGCTGATGCAAGATACAATACACGCGGCGACAATAGCGATGAGCCCGGTGAAATTTCTGAAATGATTACAACAGACTATGTTGATCCAGACTCACCAGATCCAGCACTATACCCAAAAGGAATGCTGCTGTTTAATCTTCGACGAAGTGGCTTCAATGTAAAACGATATGAGAAAAATTATATTGATTATGTTGATAAGAATACACGATACAACGATCAACCAATGGGCGATGAAAGTATTGGTGCTTACTTCCGAGACAGATGGGTAACTGAATCAGGTAACCAAGTAGATGGTTCAGGATCATTTGGACGAAAAGCTCAGAGAAAAGTAGTAGTTCAAAAACTACAAGCATTGGTTAACTCAAACGAAGAGATCCGTGATGACGAATCAAAACTGTTTAACCTAATGGCATGTCCAGGTTATTCAGAACTTATTGGTGAGATGAACTCACTAAACTATGACAGAGGACTAACAGCATTTATTATTGGTGACTCGCCTTTCAGACTTCCGGCGAACGCTACGGTACTACAACAATGGGCAACAAATCAAAATCTTGCAGTAGAAGATAATGATAACGGTTTAGTATCAACTGATCCATATATGGCAGTGTATTATCCTTCAGGATTTACAAGCGATAACTTTGGTAACAATGTAGTAGTTCCAGCAAGTCATATGATGATGCGAACTATTGCTTTATCTGATCAAGTTAGTTATCCATGGTTTGCTCCAGCTGGAACAAGACGTGGTAACATTACAAACGCAACAAGCTCAGGTTATATTACAGAGGAAGGCGAATTCCGTAGTGTAGCATTGAACGAAGGTATGCGTGATACATTGTATAGCAACAATGTTAACCCAATTACATTTGTAACTGGTGCTGGACTTGTATGTTTTGGACAAAAGACTCGACAACTTGTAGCTAGCGCACTTGATAGAATCAACGTAGCACGATTGATTATTTACTTGCGTAGCCAACTAAGAGTTCTTGCTAAACCATACTTGTTTGAACCAAACGATAAAATTACTCGTGATGAGATCAAACAACAAGTAGAAACTATGCTACTTGAACTTGTTGGTTTGAGAGCTTTGTATGATTATCTTGTAGTATGTGATGAATCCAATAACACTCCCGCAAGGATTGATAGGAACGAACTATATGTAGATATAGCTATTGAGCCTGTCAAAGCAATTGAGTTTATTTACATTCCTATTAGGATTAAAAATACTGGCGAAATCGCAGGTTTATAAAAGCATAAATACTTATAGTTAGGAGTCATTTAGATGTCTATAGCAACATTATCAAGAATGACAGTACCATTAGCGACGGGCGATTCGCCCAGCGCTCAAGGGCTGTTGATGCCCAAACTACAATATCGGTTTAGGGTAACATTTAACAACTTTGGAGTTTCAACTCCAACAACAGAATTGACAAAACAAGTAATTGATGTTAGTCGTCCTTCTGTATCATTTGAGCCTATCACAGTCGATGTGTACAACTCAAAGGTAAATTTAGCAGGCAAGCATAGCTGGGAATCACTTTCAGTTAACTTGCGTGAAGATGTAAACAACAATGTTCAAAAACTTGTTGGCGAGCAACTACAGAAACAATTAGATTTCTATGAGCAATCAAGTGCTGCCTCAGGTTTAGATTATAAGTTTACAATGACTATCGAAATACTTGACGGTGGTAATGGCGCACATGCAGCAACTGTATTGGAAACTTTTGAACTTTACGGATGCTTTTTGGAAAGTGCCAACTACAACACGCTGAACTACGCTACCTCAGATGTAGTGCAAATAGCATTGACTATTAGATTTGATAACGCAATTCAGTCGCCTATTTCGGCTGGCGGTATTGGAACTAATGTTGGTAGAACTATTAGCACTCTTGCTACAGGTGGCGGTATCTAATATATTGGGGAGAGTTTTCTCCCCCTATATTGAAATACTATGAGCAATATTTTTAACGGATTTTTTGACAATCTAATCAGTGGAACTCTAAATCCCAAAGGGAATTTAGCTGATTATCGTCATGCCTCTAGAACTTTTGTTGCTAATCAGTTTAGATTAGCACCTAAAGTAAAGTTCTTATACCATGTGTTTTTTGAGTTTTCACCAAACACTATGGACAAAATTCTGTTAACTTGGAAAGATCGACATACTTTAGAGTCTGGCTTGATGGTTAAATCTGTTAGACTTCCTGCTATGGAGATTGACATAGAGACTAAAAAGAAATATAACAGAACTAAACACGTCCAAACAGGCATTCGTTATAATGCTATTGATATGACTTTCCATGATGATAACTTAGGTATGATGACAGGTATGCTTGAGGCATACTTCAAATATTATTATGCCGATGGTTGGAAAGATGTTGTATCTACGTTTTATAATAAAAACTTTCCAGGAGCTGCTACTGGAACAGGCGCAGCAAGTATATATAACCCACAAGCAGAAGAGATGGCACTATCAGGTGCAATGAGGCTGGGAGACAATACTTATAAAAATGCTGCTATGAACAAAACACTACACGGTTTAAATGCTGGTGCTGAGAATCCGTTTTTCAAAAGCATTCAAATTAGCCAAATGACTCGCCATACATATACACAATTTCAAATAATCAATCCAATACTTACTGGCTGGGATTTTGGTGATGCGGCGAGTAACGATAATAGTGTAAATGAATTGCGAGCAACATTCAATTATGAGACTGTATGGATCGAGCGTGGTGCTACACAAGCAGGCAAAGGTTTATCAGGAACTTCACCAAAAGGATTTGGAAATCTTACACATTATGATGTAACACCAAGTCCAAATAGTATATATGGTGGCGGGGGCGTAAGTCTAAAAAGTATCATTGGAGGAGCAGGTGATATTATAAACTCATTTACTGGCGGCGGCGGAGGCGGCGGCGACGATGGAAGAAATGAGTTATTTGATTATACTAAAGGCGGAGTTCCAAAATCACCTAATATATTAGGTGCTATTATTGGCGGTGTAAATATTTTGAAAAATGCTGGAAAACTAACAGAAGCAGGTGTTATGCAAGAAGTAGGCGGAATGGTTAATGAAGGACTTGGCGGACTATATGATAATGTAGTAAGCGGCGAAGGCGGATTTTTTGGAGATGATTAATGGAAGCAGTAGCACGAACAGATTTACCACAAAGCTCTTTATCAGATGATCAAAAAATTATAGCATTTTTTGATAACAAATTCAAACAAAGATTAGAATTTGCGTCTAATGATTTTGATGCAGTGATTGGCTTTTTTGAAAAGCGTGGCTTTGATAAGTCATCTGCCACTACTATTGGACAAGTATTATTAGCACAAGCTAAAATGGAAAATATAAAAATATTTAAATTATTAGATTCATTAAAAGGATATACAAAACTAGAACTAAACAATATTGTTTTAAAAATTCTTAATACAAATAGAGATAAAATTTCTCAGTTAGGTTTTAGACAAAAACCTAAAACTATGAAAAATGAAGAAAGAAATATCGGTGATACTATTACAAATCCTGACAAACTATCAGCATTAAATTTTAACGCCGTATCTAATACCTCAAATCAAAGAATAGGTATTGTGCAAGGACAAAAAATATTATTGACGCAGAACGATGGGGAAGTATCTTAAGGGCAGATATCAGCTCGCAAATCCAGACAAATACCTAGGTAACACATTACCAACATATCGCAGTGGTTGGGAATTGCAATTTATGCGCTTCTGTGATAATCACACCTCAGTAACAAAATGGTCCTCAGAACCAATACGCTTACCATACCAAAATCCTGTTACAGGAAAACATACCGTATATGTACCAGACTTTCTAATACAGTATCAAGACAAAGAAGGCAACGTCAAAACAGAATTAATAGAAGTCAAACCTGCTAACCAAGCAATACAAGAACGAGTTGGCAGAAGCAAACGAAATCAGATGCACCTAATAGTCAATCAAGCTAAATGGCAAGTTGCTAGACAATATTGCAAACAACAAGGAATGACATTTCGTGTAGTAACCGAAAATGATATGTTCCACACCGGACGTTACACTAAATAAAATAAAAGGTATATATGACAAAAAAACTTGAGGAACTTTTGAATCTTCCTGAGTCTCAGGAAATCATTCAAGAGGATGCCAAACCAAAACGCAAACAACGAAAAACTAAAGAAGAGTTGAATGATACTCTCCGTAAAGTAGCAGACTTTGACAAAATTACAGAAGCGTTGCCTAAAGTAAAAGGCTTGGGCGATGCTGCTGATGCTGAATTAGACGAGGTAGCACAACGTAGCATGGACGCTTATGATGATCTAATGGACTTAGGTATGAACGTAGAGTCCCGTTATAGCTCGCGCATCTTTGAAGTAGCGGGACAAATGCTAAAGACTAATTTAGATGCCAAGGTAGCAAAGCTAGATAAAAAGATAAAGATGGTAGAGCTACAACTAAAAAAGGACAAATTGGATCACGACACTAAGCCTAAAGAGGCGCAAGGAGTAATTGAGACTGAAGGATTTGTAGTAAGTGACAGAAACAGCCTCATTGAGAAACTAAAAAATATTGATAAATAGTAGAAACGAGGAATCTGATTATGAAACACTTTAACGATTATTTAATGGAAACTAAGAAAACATATGTTTTCAAATTACGGGCAGCAGGAGAGCTACCTGAAGGGTTTGAAGGAAAGCTAGAAGGCTGTCTAAATAAATTTGAGGTTATTAAATGCCAAAAAGCTAAAACAACACCTATTACTGAAACTCCATTGGACTTTCCACGCCTAAGCAATGTAGAAGTTACACACTTTGATATTGAGCTAAACTATCCTACTACTACACAGATATTGGCTAATATTATTAAAGATGAGGTTCCTTTTCCAGAATCGCATCTAAGCATTCGCAATGAATACGATCCTATGGATGAATATACAAAGCAAGATGAGGACAAACCATACGAGCCTCTTATTACTAATCCAGAGCTTGGTGGAGAATCAGCACAGGATCAAGTAGGAGCCAATCGTGTAATGGACTTACTCAAAGAACTTGAAGTAGCCCGTAAAGAAAGAACAGTAAATTTTTCCACAGGTGAAAGCAATTAAGAATGAAACAGTCGGACTACGCAATACATCGTCCAATAGTTGAAGGGAAATCTGGCAGCGGTAAAGTTTTAGATGCTGAAATACAACGTATAGTTGATTCACTGCCAGCCAATCCTACATTTGAACAAATTGAAGCAGGGTATGCCCAAGCACAAAAATTTGAGCAATCAAAATCTAGTTGGGGGAAAAGTCCAGCTGGCGCAGCATCATTCTCTGATAACTATTATGGGAGAATTGCTCGCAAGCTAGGAGTAAAAGCATTCTTTTATGCGGGACAAAATGCAATTACTAAATTCTTTGGATCTAAAGCTCCTGCTGTAGCTTATTCCAATCTAAAAGGAACTGGCGCTGGTATTGATTTAGATGATAGTGACAAAGCATCTGCTGAACGACTAAATGATTTAGGAGTATTGCATCCTGAGGCAGCTGACTATTATGAGATAGAACTAAATCGCTCTGCACCTCAGCCAGAACCAGAACTTGAACCTCAAGAAAAAAAGCCTAAAGAAGAACTACCTCCTGCTGAAGTTCCTGTAGTCCAACGTCCAGTTAATCAAAATTCTACAACAGTAAGCGCAAAAACCAATACTGAACCTGTGGCAGCTAAAGCAGAAGATGATGGCTGTCCACAGTTTTTTATGGCAAGATCAGGATTAAAATTTAAAATATATCTATCTGAGCCAGGCAAAGAAGCAGGTGATCCTTATTTTGACAAAGAACTTTCTTTTGACGAAGCTCGTAAAGCAGTAAGCGAGTTGAATGCTAACATTGATTGTACTATACCATCTGAGGAAGCAGTATCTAATGCCGTTAATGCTGCTGCTCTTCCGGCAATCCTCGCTGCTGGGCTTGTTGGTAGGAAACGGGTAAATGGAGCAACACCAGAAAAGAAACCACCTGAGAGATTACGAGCAGATCCACCTGAAAAACCACTAAAGAATCGACCACCTGAAGAACTAGATTCAAAACGTAAAAAGAAAATGATCCATGGTGAGGATCCATGGAGTGAGAAAAGAGTAGCCACTGGCAGAAGTGATGGTAAAAATCCAAAGCCAGATCCAAAGCCAGATCCAAACCGTAGGCCTATGAGTCGTCAAAATACATTTGACTATGATCCCAAGGCTGAGCAAGACTGGCGACGACGAAACAGATTAAATCAAAGACGGCGCAATCTCAGCAGAACTTCTAACCCAGATGAAATAGGAAGAAGAAATGCTGATTGGGAAACTAGACGAAAACAAAATCTTCGAGTTGATGCTAATAGGGGAAGAACTAGAGCATCTAATCCAGATGAAGCAGGAAGACGAGCTGCTGATTTTGAAACTAGACGAAAACAAAATCTTAGAACTAATACTCGTATGGGCAGAAACAGAGCGTCTAGCCCAGAAGAAATAGCACGAAGAGCTGATGATATTAATACTAGAAAATTAAACAGATTATCAAAATTAACTAGCCCAAGCAGTGTAGCAGGAAGTCATCAAAGGTTAGGCGGTAAAAGATACGCAGGTTACGATTCAAATTACAATAAATGGGACAATGCTAGAAAAGATCAATTTAGACAACGCCCGGAAGCATCTAAAAAGACAGATATAAGCAAAAGTAGATTAGGCAGTGCTGATGATTTAGCAAGAAGAAATGCTGCAGCATACGATGGATCTAACCCTGATACAGAACTAGCTAATAGATATAGGACAAACGATGTTGGTCCTAAATACAGGAGAACCCCAGATAGATTAAAAGCAGGTGTTGGTTCTAGCGCCAGTCCAAATCACGCTGACGAGCTTGCTGGGCAATTGGATCCTGAAGAACTTCGACGACAGAATGCTGCTAGGAAAGCTCAACAATTTCTTAAGAATCCAAAGCCAAATAATCCATTATCAAAATACAATGATGTTACCCCAAGCGGATCAAGCATAAAAGAGCCAATCGTTAGACCCACTCCACATGGGCCGCAACAGCCACTAAGAAATGATCAAATAAAAAAGACAGGTGGTAAAGAGACCATTAAAACTAGTTCGAATGATGGATATGGAGAAAGAAAGCCTATATGGCAAACAGGTATAGATGACGCTAGCAGAGAAAGAGCAATAGCTAAAAGCCAACAGTTTCTAAAAAACCCAAATGAAAATCCATTATCAAAATACGATGATGTTACTCCAAGTAAAAATACACCAATAGAGTTTGATAAAGAAGGTCCAGGTAAATCAGGAGTAGCTCGACAAGGAAGTGGTGATGTTGACGATACTTTAAGGACAAAAACAACTGATCCAAGCAAAAGACCAGTCCCAGTTAATCTCGATGACCCAGGTGCATTACGAGGTGAAAAACCTGTCAAGCCTGCTCTACCTAAAGAGCCAATTATAACGCCGGCATCTACGAAATCTAAAAAAGCAGAAATGCCTACGGCTCAACAACTAAGACTTGGAAATCAAATTCCTGCACCAGCTCAATCAGTAAGCGGTGGAGGCATAACACCTGCAACCCATCGTCCTATCAAAATAGATATCAATAGCAACACTCCAGTCAAGGTGCTTCAAGCTCTTGATCCTAACAAGATGCCTGAGCTTCCTAAAATAGAACATAACGCTCAGCATAAACTATTACTAGGAATATTAGACGGAGCTGATAATCCACCAGATGGAAATTTAGAAAAGTATCTAAATGACATGCGGGCATCAATGAAAAATATTAATCCTAAACTATTAGATGACATTACTGATTTAACTAAACTATATGTCAGTAAAATAAATGTTGGTGGATTGCCAGAAGCAAGTAAGACAAACTTGAAACAAGTTACTGCGGGACTAATATCTAATAACTCCACTTATACCAATGGAGGTTTTATGGATGAGCTTAAAAACTTTGAGATTAATGTTGATACTAGGCTACCAAGACCCAACGCAAAACTAGAACCAATCTCAAAAGAATCTAAACCTTTAACGAGTGGAGAAATAGATTTAGAGCGATACCGAAATTCTGCTACAGTTCTTTCAGGAGATGATTTAGCATCATGGATACAGCAAAACGGGGTTACACGAAATAACATTCCATTTGAACTGGTGGACCCAAAAGTTACAAAAACTGAAGAATTATTAAACATATTCCAAGCTAAAGATTCTACACTGAATAAATCATTAACTTCAGACGCTGGGCAAGAAGCACTAGAAAGATTAACACATGGTCAAATAAAACCTCAAGAGTTTGCACAGTCTATAGAAGTAACTTGGAAAGATAAAAATGCTCCAAAGTTTGTTGCCAATGCTATGCAAGGTAGCACAATAGATTTAGACAAACTTGAAAAAGCTATGGGACAGGCAAATATTAGCAAGACACTGGCAGCACATACACCAAACAATAGACCGGTTGATGGTTCTACTTTTGGTAGTAGTTTGGAAACTAATCTATCAGCTGCAGAGAATGCTGCGATAGCTAGAAAGCAAGAACAGCTTCTTGCTATGCAAAAACATGAAAGAGAGATGCGTCGGCTGATGCAAAATGCCGAAGGTGAAAGTATGCGAGCATATACAGCATATGAAAAAGCAATGGCAGCAGAACAAGCCGCAAGAAAAAAATATATTGAAGATGCTCAAAAATTAGGAGCTGAAGGTAGAGAAGAAGCAGCAAGGGCTAGACGAACTGCTGCCTATGAAAGAGAGATAGCTCAACTCCAAGCTGATACAAATAAAGCAGCGACAGCATATTGGAATTCTGTAAAAAATTCTCCCAACTCAGAACAACTACAACAATCTGTTGAACGAGAAATGCGCGATGCTAAAACATTTCCAGAGACTGGCACAGCACCAGCTGGAGATAAATCAGCTGAACTAACAAAACAAGCCAATACAGAGTTTGACAATATCCAACAAAGAAAGCTAGCAGAGCCAGATCCATCACCAAACTTTGATCCTAAAAGTCAGCTTACAGTAGAACCAGAACCATCTACCCCAGCAGCAGAAATTCAAGCACAAGCTGATAAAATTGCTGCTATGAATGGTCAATCACCGCCATCCTCAACACAAACAAAATACACTGTTGGTGACAAAAAGATGGTAAACGGTGCTGAGTATGAATGGCTAGGAGCACAGTGGAGAAATAATACTACTGGCAAAATGGCTACTAGCACTGTAGCACAACAACTTAACAGTCCCACTACTCCACTAAAAACTGCTACTATACCTCAAAAAGCTGATGCTCAAATGCAACAAGCATTAAGCGATTTAGGCGTAGCAAACTCAGAACAACCAGGAACTATAAATCAAAGAAACATTACCCCAAAAGACGGAGAACTACAAAAGCCTACATCAAGTAGTATGGCTGGCCCAGAAACAAACACGATGGCAGGCACAACACAGGACGCAATAAACAAAGCTGGTCCTGGAAAACTAATTCCAGTATCTGAAGAAAATAAAAATACATGGGGCGAGTTTAAAGAAGAGAGAAAAGCTATCGACGAACGAACGTCAGGCGGCAACTTTGAAGAACGCAAGAAAAACCTAACAGATGCTGATAGAGCCCAGGCTGATAGATTAGGCGTTAAGGATGCTAAAGAACTTGATGAACTTGAAGGCGGAAGAGACGAACAAAAGAAATTAGATACAGCAATAAACAAAGGCACAGCAAAAATAGAGGCTCAACGAAAAGAGATAGAAGCAGGAGCTAACTCAGAAAGTTTAGAGAAACAACATAAAGCTAACGTATCAAAAAGTCTCCCATCTAGTAGAGAGATAGCTGAGAGATTAGCTAAGATGCCTAAATCAGTCGCAACTTCAATAGCTAAAAAATTAGGAATAGCAATAGTTGCAACCAGTGCTGCTATTGGTGCCGTACCTGGTGCCGCATTTGGTTTGGCTATATGGGCTCTTGATTTATTAGATGTATATGATATAGTAGTTCTCATGGTAGCAGCTGGATGGATAGATGACACTAATGAAGAGCTAATGGCATTGAGAGAAAAAGATTTAGAAAAAATAGATGCCTATTTAAGAAACGATGATACTAGCGATGACGATAAACGAGCATATGTAGCTAGAATGTTACAATATGATTCTGTATCAGCCTTCAATCCAAAGTGGTGGTTTGGCGGACTTGAGCAATGGAAAAACGATATTACAGGTGGTAGAGTTTTCAACAACAAATGGGCTAAAGAAAACTTTATGGGAGAAACATATGGTGGAGGAGGATTTGCTGTAACAGTGTCTAAACCAAATGCTGAAACAGGAAAAGATGAGCCTGTAGAAATGCCTTTGACTCCGTTTAATATTCATAAATTAAGTGTTGTTCGAGATGTTCCTAAACAACCTAGAACAAGCGGTGATATGAGAGAGTTTAGGAAAAGAGTAGAAAGTATAGCAAGACGATGGAAGCAAGGACCATATTATTTCATAAATATTGACAAAAATGGTGGATTACAAGTCTTAAGTAAAACATTTAAGGATATACGAAACGAGCCTAACAATCAAGTATTTGCAGAAGGACATCCTATTATTATAGGAAGTAATGAAACAACTGCTCCAGCTGGAAGGTATGATGCTAGAAACGCACCTACAGTTGATTTGAGTCAAGGGGCTTTGGGCTTTGGTATGGTAGATCCAAATAAAATGACAGATGCTAAGTATGCCCTTCAAGAAGTTCTCGATAACTATGATGGATATTTTCTAACAGACAACTATAACCAAATTATCCAAAATATAAAAAATCCTAATGATAGAAGATATGTTGATGACATATTTAATGGAAGAGCATCCGGTGTTGTTGGTATAAAAGTAGAGATGGCAAGATTTTTAGCAACAGAAGCTGAGAAGCAATATGAAAGAGTAAAGGCAATAAATCCTCTAGCATATAAAGATGAACGTGCTGATGCTCACGAAGAATTTATTCTTAGAAGACTTAGCTCAGGACATTATAAAGAAGAAACAACAGAATCTCACAAAATAATATTGTATCGTAAGATGAAAAAACTTACTGAGAGATTAAATACATACAGGAACGCTAAATACTTTATAACAGGAAGGTAATATGAATTTACAAGACATGAAAAAATTGGCTGGGCTGAATGAAGCTAGCGTAAATATATCGCTAAACGGAACAAACAGTCAAGAGATAAAAGATTTGATGGGAATCTTTACTGGTGGAGATAAACCACCTATGGGTTTAGATAAACCCGCTCTCCCGCCAATTGGATTAGGTGACGCACCAAAGCCACCAATTGGGCTGGACATTCCAGACATTAAGCCACCAATTGGACCAGCACTTGCTCCAGACTTGGACGGGATGCCTCCATCTAAACCTCTTGGATTAGATTTAGACGGACCTTCAACTTGTGACACTTGTGGAGGAATCCACGGTGACGAACCCTGCGGAGAAGCAGAAGGCGATGGTGACTGGGACAACTCCCCAGATGAGAAATATCAAGACGGAGACTTTTTGAGAAAGAATGTATCAGGTGGACCAAGCAACAAAAAATCAGACATTAGAGTAAAGGATCCAATGGCAATGGAAAGTAAATTTAAGAAAGAACTTTGGAAAGCATTGAATGAAAAATACTTTACAGAGATTGATGGCAGAGATGAAGGTAGTAACAACTTCTCAGGACGTAGTGACAGAACATACTTTATAGTTCCTAACGACGATGACTATATGGACATCCAAGACGATAATCGCTTTGCTGGTGACATTGAAGTCCCTAATGAGAACGCAGACATCATGGCGCTTCCAAACTCCAAATTCCGCAAACTCAAAAGAATGTACGGCAACAAAGTATTGGATCTAGGCACAGACTATGACGAGGCTGTAGAACGAGAAGAGAAGAAAGCAAAACGCAGACATTTAGCAAACATTAGTCGAACACGTGCAGGTGGATCTGCAGGAAGAAGAACAGAAGGCGAGCAAGCAGCACGAGAAAAAGAACTCAAAGGTAAGCAGCACAATCTTCCTCCACATCTAAAGAAGAAGATTGAGGACGCACCAGAGGATCAAATCAATAGTAGTCAATATGATGAAGAGATGGACGACATCCGCAAACTATCTGGGCTCTAAAAATATAGAACAATGTCAAAATCTTTGGATGGGGTATTAACTAAAAAAGCTAACCAGCAAGAACAATACACCAATGAACAAATAGAAGAATTAATGAAGTGCATGGATCCTGAGGAAGGATACTTGCACTTTTCCAAACACTACGCTTACATACAACATCCTGTCAAAGGTAAATTGTTATTTGATCCGTTTGACTATCAAGTCAGACTAATGGATACATATCACAATCATCGCTTCAATGTGAATATGCTACCACGCCAGACAGGCAAAACAACCTGCGCGGCAATATATTTGATGTGGTACGCTATGTTTCATCCAGATCAAACAATTCTAATCGCTGCTCACAAATACACAGGCGCTCAAGAGATTATGCAGAGAGTTCGCTATGTGTATGAATGTTGTCCAGATCATATTCGTGCAGGTGTAATCAGTTACAATAAAGGTAGCATTGAATTCGAAAACGGTAGCAGGATTGTAAGTGCAACCACTACAGGTAACACTGGTAGAGGTATGTCCATATCACTGCTATACTGTGATGAGTTTGCGTTCGTTGCTCCAAACATAGCTGAAGAATTTTGGACTTCTATCTCTCCTACACTAGCAACTGGTGGGCGTGCCATTATTACATCTACTCCAAACTCAGACGAAGATACATTTGCTACAATTTGGAAGCAAGCTGAACACAAGTTTGACGAGCACGGCAACGAACAAGATTTAGGTATAAACGGATTTAAATCTTTTACCTGCCGCTGGGACGAGCATCCTGATAGAGATGAAAAATGGAAAGAGGCTGAACTAGGACGTATTGGTGAAGAGCGTTTTAGACGTGAATATGGCTGCGAGTTCTTAGTATATGATGAAACACTAATCAACTCTATACGTTTAGCTGAGATGGTAGGCAACAAAATTATAATGAACATGGGACAGATACGCTGGTATAGAAAAATAGATCCAGCGGCTACATATGTTGTAGCACTGGACCCGGCTATGGGAACTGGTGGTGACTATGCTGCTATACAAGTTGTAGAAGTTCCTACTTGGAAGCAGGTAGCAGAGTGGCGACATAACACTACTGCTATTCCTGGACAAATACGATTGCTAAAAGATTTGTGTATTCATATTGCATCTAAATTAGACAATGTAAATTCATTATATTGGAGTGTAGAAAATAATTCCATTGGTGAGGCGGCACTTATTGTTATTAATGACTTAGGTGAAGAACATATACCTGGATTATTTTTGAGCGAGCCTATCCGCAAAGGACATATGCGGAAGTATAGGAAAGGCTTCAACACTACACATAGCTCTAAACTCAATGCGTGTAGTAAAATGAAAACTATGATTGAGAACTACGAACTAGAAATAAATTCAGCAGCATTGATATCAGAACTGAAAAATTTTGTAGCTAACGGTGCATCTTATAGTGCTAAGATGGAGGAAACAGATGACTTGGTTTCTGCCATGCTGCTGGCTATACGAATGATTGGCGTGTTACGAGATTGGGATCCTAGAATATATAACTCTTTCAAGAGTTTGACGCAAGATGACGAATACGAACCACCAATGCCAATCTTTATATCTAATCATTATTGATAAATAAAATTATGGATAAGAATATTGACTTTATAGGCGAAGAGCTGTTTAATAAAATCCGCGGAAGATTTCCTGAGGTTACTATTGGTGACGAATCAGGAAATGTTACAAACAATCCTAAGGAAGGACGCTACTTTGACTTTGAATTCAAACCAGGAACAGGATCAATAAATGTTGAACTGAGCCAAGAGGGTTTGAATGTAATGTACGCTGAAACTTTTCTAGAGGACCAAACCTCTACTACAAAAAAAGGATGGTATTCTTTTCTAAAAGAATTACGACAGTTTGCTAGAAAAAGGCTAATGAACTTTGATGTGAGAAACATTACAAAGAGCAACTTAGACAAACGCGATTATAAATTTATGTCATCACAACACTTTGGGGATCAAGCAATGACAGAATCAAAACTATACGGGACTGCTCGAGATAGCTATCAAGATGTTGGAACATCACGTATCCACCTAGAGCACACCCGCAAGGTAAATCAAGATTTGATGAATTCAAGAACACAGAACATCAAAAACATTTATATTGAAAATGCTGATGGAGAAAGATTTAAATATCCATATAAGCATTTGAACGGTGCACGAGCTATGGCACGGCATATGTCTGAAGGCGGGCATCCATTTGATGATTTTGGAAAACACATTACGGGACTATCTGAAGAGCTTGGTATTTTAGGTAAGTTTAAAACTTATGTAGGCAAATCTAAAGCAGTTACAGAGGGAATGAAAAACTATCACGGACTTGTAAAAGAACGTATCCAGTCAATCAAACGAACACTAGAATCAATACAACGTGAGTATAGCTACAAGCACATTACATCACAATTCGTAGCTGAGGAACTTACAGAAGTTCCTGAGGACATTTCTGTAAATTGGATTGATCAACTTACTGTAAAGCAATTTGATGAAGAGCTAAAAGAAGCATTCCCTTACCTTTATCGTCTAGTAGCAGAGGCTCCTTTAGAGTCAATTGGTCCAGACGATTTAGTAAAAGAAGAACCAACAGAAAGAAATCGAGCAGCAAAAAAATCTTCATCCCCAGTAGAAAAATTTGAGGCTTGGGCACAACATAGAGTTGATAATGCAGTCCAACAAGAAAAATTACGAGATCTAAAAAAGCGTCATCATCACAAAGGTAGCAAGTTCAATCCTATCGACGATGAGATAGTGGATCATAGAGAAGAAAAGAAAATCCCCGTAACCGAATTTATTTTAGGTTACTATGATAAGGAAACAGGACAGTTTCCTAAAGGCGAAACAGCAGTATTGACAGCCGTAGAAAAAGACTATGGCCCAAAATACGTTGAAGGAGCTAATAAGTTTATTAGAGCAATAAACGAAAAGTTCAAAGAATATCACACAAGATCACGTGGAGAGTTTGTACAAGATTCTGCAGGTGGATTGAATGATATTATTAGGTTGAGTGGAATAGGGGCTTGAAAGGGTTAGCTCAATTGATGCGTGTCATCATTATAACGATTGTATTGATACTTTTATCTGCTTGTACCGAGGAAGCCAGAAACAAACTCTTTCGTTCTGCTGATAATGTTATAGGGCAAGACTATCGTGTCTCATATATAGATGAGGGAAAGGTAGTTAAGACATGGACCATTAAAGATGGCAAAATAACATCAGGACAAAAAGAGAATGGAATACCAACAGGCTACTATTATTTTTGGAGTGAGGAAGTAGGTTATGTTCAGACTCCAGTTGATAGAACTATAGTTGAGGAAATAAAGTAGAGGAGTACTGAATGAAATACATTAGCGGGCTTTTAGTAGCACTGGTAATGTCTGTTATAATGACAAGCACAGCATCAGCTGAAATTCACGACAATGGCTATGTAGGTAATGGAAGAATCTTCCATGACATCAAAAGGCCTATTATGCGAGGTGGTGTAGAATATCCTGTTTTTTATACATCTCGAGATGACGTCTATGCATTCTCATTTGATTATGTCGTAGCTGAAATGAAAAATATTTACTACGATAGACAAATAGCACAACGGCATGGCGTTAGATTTACAACCTATCCTGATCTTGATATTACTCTGTTCATTGCTGACAGTCCAATGGAAGTAATGGAGTTATACGAAAAGTTAAAGGATGAGCCAATGATATCTTATCATGAATTGGCTTTGTTTGAGGCACACCCCGATATGAAAATGGGAGTGGTTGAACTTACTGACATGGAATCACCTATTGGCAACAATATGCTGTGGTTCACTGTTTGGTAATAAATAAAATATAATTTAGGAGAAACAATGAAATTATTTTTGGCATTGAGCGCAGTGGCACTCATCGCAGTAGGCTGTACAGCACCTCAACCTGCAGTTGAAGGACCTTACTTCATGCAGCACGACGATCACGATAAGATTTGCTACACCCGTGGCACAGATGTTATTTGTGACTACCACGAGCATAACAAACCAGAGGCACCAGCACCTCATCATCACCAATCAGTGAAGAAGCACGATCAATACCATGATCACAATCATTCCCACGAAGGATGATACAAGGGAAAAAGTTTGGATCTTTGGAGATAGCTTTGGAGATCCATGCTTTTCCCACATACCATATACATATACCTACCAACTTAACCATCAGTATCAAGTAAGAAATTACTGTCTTAGTGGATCATCACCCATAAGGATGCTGAATGAACTTTTTAAGAAAATTATAAAACATAAACGAAAACTTGAACAGCTAAAAGATATAAATTTAATTTTTTTATTATCTTATGCTCATAGATTTGATTTTAAGCCATTTGAGGCTAGTGAAGCTAGTAATTTTGCACATATGTTTTATAGAACTAGAGAGGAATCTATAATTGAAATTAAAGACGCAGAGAAATATTTACCTTGGTATAAATGGGCTAAGATATATGCTCGGCATCATCGAATTCCTTATAATGTTGATGAAATAGATGAAATTCGAAACTTACAAACATTAATTGCTCAAGGAAAATTATTTAAAAAGGTTCTTGTTATACAAGTTCCACAACTGCCACTAAATGAGTCTTCTAGTTATACAGACATGTTTTTAAAAGCAAATAATGAACATATATTTGATAATGTGAGCGTCAATCAAGGACCTGGTCTGGAGACTTATATGAATATGCCATATACTGATTCACTCTTCGTCACTCATGAGATAAATCTCTCCCCCAATCATCTGTCAGAAACAAATCATCATCTTTTTTATAATGCGCTGTCATTATGGATAAATAAAACTGAAGCTAGTTCATTTAGCACAACGGTTCTAAAGCAAGAAATATTTCCTCTTGACTTTAGATAAAATATAGTATATACTAAGAAGTATATGCTACTTTTAACTCAACTTAGGCATATTTAACAGGCTATTATTATAGGAGAATATTATGGCATCTTTAGCAGAAATCCGAGCAAAACTCAAAGAACAAGAATCCAAATCAACAGGACAAGGTGGCGGCGATAACGCAATTTATCCCTTCTGGAATATTTCAGAAGGAACGACTGCGGTATTGAGATTTCTACCTGACGCAGATACAAACAACACTTTCTTTTGGCGAGAACGTTTGATGATTAAACTACCTTTTGAAGGTGGCATCAAAGGACAAACGGACTCTAAGCCAGTACAGGTACAGATTCCTTGTATGGAAATGTACGGAGAGTCTTGCCCTATCTTGAACGAAGTTCGTGCTTGGTTCAAGTCTCCGGAGATGGAGTCAATGGGGCGTAAGTATTGGAAGAAGCGTTCTTATTTGTTTCAAGGATTTGTAGTAGAAGATCCAATGAACGAAGAATCGAAACCTGAGAATCTTATTCGTCGTTTTATACTTGGTCCACAAATCTTTACCCTAGTCAAGGATGCTCTTATGGATCCAGACATGGAAGAGATGCCAACTGATTACACATCAGGCTTGGACTTTAGACTGAAGAAGACTTCCAAAGGTGGATACGCTGATTACTCAACATCCAGCTGGGCACGACGAACACGCCCACTAGGCGATGCTGAAATGCAGGCTGTGAATAACAACGGCTTGTTCAATCTGAATGACTTCCTTCCAAAGAAGCCAACAGATGTAGAATTGAAGATTATGCAGGAAATGTTTGAGGCATCTGTCGATGGCGAGGCATATGACGAAGAGAAGTGGGGTAGCTACTTCCGCCCTGCTGGGTTGGCAGCTAAGAC